GGCGGTCTCAACCGAGCCGGGTCTTGGCTTAGCGTTGATCCGGATTGCCCGAATTGTAAATTCGCGCCGTACTTGGCACAAAATTCACGCGCTAGTTGGCACAGACCGCAAGCATATTTAACGCGGCTTGCGGGCGTTAAGTGGGGTCAGGTATCGGGGGTGATTCGGACTACGTTGGTGCCGTCGGCGAGAAGCATGGCGCGCTTAGTTTGAGCGACTGCTACGCCGGATCCGCTGGCGGTCTTGACGGTCAGGGTGAAGGCTCCGGTGGTGTTGTTGTAGACGGTACCTTGCCAGTCGTTGGGGACGATGATGTTGCGGTTGGCGGGGAGGGATCCGGTGACCGTGAGGTAGCCGGCGCGGCGGGTGGCGCCGCTCAGTGTGACGTCGCCGGATGCGGCGTCTACGGAGGCGCGGACTACGGCCCAGGTGGGGTCCATGCAGTACCGGTGATCCTGGTATGAGGTGACCGATGAGGCGCCTGTGACTACCGCGTAGAGGAGGACCAGTTCGTCAGCCGCGGCGGTGCCGCCGGTGACGACGGCGATGGTTCCGCTCAGGGTGAGGTAGATGCGGTTGGTGGCGCTGGCGGTGAGGCTCAGGGTGCCGTTGGCGACAGCGACGATCGAGCCGTCGGACTTCGCGAGGGCGCCGCCGTAGTAGCCCCAGGTGAGGCCGGAGCAAACGCTGGCGCGGCGGCCGCCGAACATCGCGGGGCTGGCCGCATCGAACAGGGCATTGGCGCTGGTGGCCTTGGCGCCTTGGGACTCCGACACAAGATCGAGGTTGGTGGTGCTGTCGGACATGTGCGGCTCCGGTTATCTGGTGATGGATTGCTGCAGGGGATAGCCGCGGCCGACGGTCGCGGAGAGTTGGTAAATACGCAGGTAGAGGGTTGGTTGGTTGGCGCCGAAATCGGCGGTTTGCTCGGCCGTGGTGTAGCTGGCGGAGGCGGCAGATACGGCCAGGGTGCGCTTGACGGTGGTGTACCCGCCATCCTGGAAAATTTCGATCTGGTACTGTTCGGTGGCTTCGTTGAGCGGGGTGTCAACGTAGTCTCGCCATTCGACGAGGCCGCGGGCGCGGCGCACCCAGCTCAGGGACCAGTTGCCGCTGGCGTCGCGGTGGCCGTTGAGGAGGATGGGCGACAGGGGCTTGAGGTTGATGGCCTGGTAGGTGAAGGCGCGGTTGCTGTCGGTGCTGATGTCGCGGCCGTAGGTGATGCCGCGGTAGTGTCGTGCGAGGCCGATGAGGCTGGCGGAGAGGGTGATGGGGGCGAGGTCGTCGGTGTCGAGCAGGATGATGGCGTCGCCGGCTTGGTGTAGCGACATGGCCCATTCGGTGCCGAAGCGGCCGCGCCAGAAGTCGCTGAGGACGTAGGTTTTTCCGCTTTGCAGGGTGCAGATGCGGGCGGCGCAGATCTCCCAGCGGCCGTCGGCGCCGTAGGCGAAGTGGTTGGCGCCGGCGAGCATGGCGGCTTCGGTGCAGGAGTAGAGGTCGCCGCTGGTGAGGGTGACGGTGAGGCGGCTGCTGGCGTCGAGCAGGCGGGGTTCGACGGCGCCGATGGTGGTGGTGGCGTAGCCGATGGTGGCGCCCGGGGCGTCGAAGTCCTGGATGTCGGCCCATGTGGCGCCAGCGTCGGTGGACTGCATGAGGGCGCCGCCTGGCCAGTTGTCGGCGGTGCCGGACATGGCGGCGAGGATGCCGGGGGCGTTCTGGACGTCGTGGACCTGCGGGATGTCGAGCAGGTGGTAGACGGCGGGGCCGATCGGGACGATGGTCTGGGTGGGGACGGAAACGCCGGCGGCGCCGACGGCGGTCGGGGTGTAGATGGCGGGCTGGTTGTAACGCGCCTGGCAGTCGAGGCGGCCGTCGCTGGTGTATTCGATGGCGGTGAGGCGGACGCTGACGGTGCCCTCGGTGGTCGGGAGGTTGACGACGTCGGCGGGTTCCAGGTGGTTGTAGTTGGCCGGCAGGCTGAATTCGATGGCGAATCGCTCCAGCCATGCCAAATAGAGCAGGACTTCCGCCATTCCGGCGGCTTCGGTGGCGTTGAGCGAGATGGGGAGTTCGCGCGCCAGGATGTTGGTGGCGGTGGTGTTGAGGCGTTCGGCGTACTGTTCGCCGCGCTCCTGGTCACGGTCGCGGTCGAGGAATTGCAGGGCAATCTTGCGCGGGAGCTGGGTGTCCATCTCGCGCGATGTGGTGATGCGGACGGGCTGTGCTTCGCCGTCGGCGTGGGCGCCGAGGTCGTCTGTGGCGATGGTGGCGACGGCGGAGCCACCGCGCGGGATGAAGTGGATCTTGTAGCCGCGCTGGACGACGTCGAAGGGCCAGGCGGCCTGCAGCGGTTCGACGGCGGAGCGGATGGTGGCGCGGCTGCCGATGCGGTAGCCGGCGACGGATTGGGTGAGGCCGGAGACGTCGAGGTCGCCGGCGGTGAGGATGCCGGAGCGCTGGCATTCGGCGGAGACGACGGCCGACAGCGTGGTGTTGGTGGCCGCGGAGAAAGTCGGCTGGATGGTGTAGGCAGCGGCAGACAACTGGTTGGCGACGGCGATGACGGCGCCGCTCCACGCCGCGGCTTTATACGGACCGGAGCTGGTGAGGCTGCCGGCGTAGCTGGTCCAGCTCACGCCGTCCGGTGAGACTGCGAATCCGGAGTTGCTGAAACAGATCCAGTTCCAGTCGTCGGCTGCGTAACCCGATGTGTATGGCGGCACCGCGACGTCGACCCACGTCAGACCATCGGCGGAGCGCTTTGCGGCCGCTGAGACGCTGGAAAACAGCATGAACTCGCCGCGCTTGACGGCGCCCCATCCGTGCTGATTGAAGGCCGCTCCGGCTGGCGTGCCACCGGTCCAGTTGATGCCGTCCGCCGACACCATGACCTTGTTGGCGAACATCTGCCAGACGAGAAAGACCGAGCCGTTGAACAGGATGTGCGCGTAGGTGTTGCTGTACGGAAGGTCGTGCTTGGTCCACGTGACGGCATCGGCGGAGCGATAGACGTGGCCGCCATCGGTGACGATGACGAAGATGCCGTTGCCGAATGCAACCTCCTGCGTGCCGCTGCCGCTCGGCGTCGTCGCGCTGTACCAGGTGATGCCGTCGGCCGATCGCCAGACCGGGAAGCCGGTCTGGTAGGTCGTCGCGACAAACAGGCCATTGCCGTAGACGATGCCTTGCCAGTTCGGCGACCCGGTGAACTTGCCGCTTTGCTCGGTCCACGTGATGCCGTCCGGCGAGGTCCAGGCCGAGGTGTTGTAGAAAGCGAGGCGGACGAACAGGGAGCCGTTCGAGGCGGCGACCTGCCATTGCAGAGAGGTCGGCATGTCGTGCCGGGTGGCGACGTAATCGTAGGTAGCGCCGAGCTGCATCACTTCGACGCGGACCTGGGCGCCCTGCAGGGAATTGCCGTATTTTTCCAGCGGCAGGTCGTCGAAAACGATATACGCCAGGCCGCGGTAGGCGGGGGTGTTGTCGACGCCGAGCGTGGCCTGCATGCGGGGGTCGGCGGACTGGGTTTCGCTGCCGGTGTAGACGCGGAAGCCTTCGGCGGCGGCGTTGCTGGCCTGGATGGTGCCGGCGTCGGTGGAACCGGCGTTGTAGATCAGGTTGGTGCCGATCCAGATGCGCAGGACGCCGGCGATCTCGCCTTCGCAGAGGCCGACGGCGAAGGTGGCGTAGTAGGCGTAGGTCTTGGTGGTGGTTTTCGGGCCGCCCTTGCCGCCGGATTTCTTCTTGGTGCGGACTTCCTTGAGCTGGTTGTTTTCCAGCCAGAAGACGTTGCCGGCGACGATGCTGGTGGCGTAGACGCGCGGGATGGCGGCGCCGTAGGTGCTGGTCTGGAAACTGAGGTCGGCGATCCGCGGGCCTTCGACCGTGGGGCCTTTGGGCGGGTTGAGGAGGCCGCCGAGGGTCATGCCGATCTGGGCGCCGAGCATGACGTTGCCGCCGGCGAAGAAGCCGACGATACCGCCGACGACGCCGCCGAGGATCTGGCCTACGGAACTCATGCGCCGACTCCAGAGAAGCGGTAAACGCGGACGATCCGGTTGGCCCAGGCCGGGGTGACGAGGTGTTCGCAGCAGCGGCCGACGGCTTCGTAGCTGTGGATCATGGTGTCGACATCGGTGAGGATGGCGAGGTGTTGCGGTTCGCCGGTGAAGCGCAGGAGCAGGAGATCGCCGGGCTGGCGATCGGCGATGTCGGCGACGCGGACGAGGTCGGGCTGGGCGTCGAGCGCGGCTTCGAGCTGGCCGGCGGCGGGGGTGCGGCCGTAGCCGCTGACATCGAGGGCGGAGCAGCCGATGGCGCGGGCGACTTCGATGGCGACGCCGGCGCAGTCGAGGCCGATGCCGGGCAGCCGGCCCTGGTGGCGGAACGGGGTGCCGAGGCAGGCGCGGGCAGCGGCGATGATGTCGTCTGCGGTCATGTCTGGCCGCCGATCTGGCCGTACTGGCTGGAGGTGGGCACGTGCGGGAAGCCGCCGAAATTGGCGACGTTGTTGAAGGTGGCGGTGCCGTTCCAGCGGTTCTGGCAATCGACCAAGCGCTTGCGGCAGCCGCGGATGAGGGTGTAGGCGTCGCCGACGGTGGGGAGGTAGTAGCAGCCTTCGTGCAGCTCGATGGTGCCGTCTGCCGCGTGGCTCTTGATCTCCTGCGGCTTGAGGCCTGCGTTCGGTCCCGTGGTGAAGGCGATGGTGCCGGCGCCGAAGATGTCGGCGGCTTCGCTGCGGGCCGAGTCGCGAAAAATCCGCGTGCTGGTGACGTGCGTGAGGGTGCCGGTGACGGTGTTGGGCGCGAGGGCGACCTTGCAGCCGGCGAAGCCCTGGCTGCCGAAGGTCTTGTCGCACTGGGCGCCGTAGGCGCGGCCGATGGTCTGGCCGAGGACGTCAATCAGCGAGACGCCGGAGATTTTGTAACGCTCGTCGAGGAGCTGCGCGGCGCCGAAGATGCCGGCGGTGAGGGGCTCTTCGTCCTCGGTCGGGCTGGTCCAGTCGGTGGCGAAGAAGTAGACCCTGGCGCCGTCGAAGACGCCGGATCCGACGGCGGCGCGGCTGATTCCGGCGACGCCGGCGATGCCTTCGAGATCGATGGCCGAGGGGGCGAAATCGTCGGTGGCGGCGTAGCCGGAGAAGGCGTAGCCGGAGGTGCTGAGGTAGAGCTGGCCGCCGGCCATGGTGAGGTCGCGCGGGTAGTCGGTGAGGCGGACGGTCGGGCCGGAAACGGGGACGATGCGGCAGCAGAGGACGCGGTAGCGGCGGTCGGCGACGGCGATTTTCATGGGGTCAGGGGGCGATCAGCTCAACGAGATCGATCGAGCCGGTGTCGCGCAGCTCGCCGCCAAGGGAGATGGATTCGAGGGCGGAGTCGAAGCGGCAGGGGATATCGAAGCGGCAGCCGCCGGTGACGGTCTCGGTTGCCTGCGGCTGGGTGTTGGCGGTGCCGCCGGAGGTGTAGGTGCTGTAGCCGGTGCTGTTGATGCCGACGGTGATGCTGTTGGCGGTGGTGGCGGTGATGGTGGCGCGCTGGCCGTTGATCTGGGTCATTCCCGAGACGCCGGAGAGGTGGACGGTGGCGCCGAGGCTGAAGGGGTGGGCCGAGCCGAAATCAATGACGGCGTTCGCGGCCTTGCTGATGCCGGTGATGGCCTTGGTGAGGTTGGCGGCGAAGGTGACCTGGCCGGTGCTGGCGTCGAGGGTCCAGCCGGTCGGCCAGGCGGCGCCGCCGACGGCGATCAGGGCGCTGCCGGCGACGGGCTTGTAGAGGGTGCGGGTGGGCTTGCCGATCGACAGCGCGGCGCCGGCGCCGCCGTAGCGCTTGACGAGCTGGTAGACGCCGGCGCTGAGGCGCGGCAGGGTTTCGTCGAGTTCGGTCGGCGGCGAGCGGCCGTCGAGGTGGGTGGTGGAGTCGTCTTCGCAGCGGACGCGGAAACCGGCGAAGCTCTTGTAACAGCGGTCGTAGAGCGATTTGACGCGCTGGCCGAGGTCGCCGCGGGTGAGGGTGAACTGGATGCGCCAGCGGCGCAGCGGGTACGGGTGCAGGAGCCGGCGGTATTCGCCGCCGCTGGCGGTGGCGGTGATCTCGACGGCGTAGTCGTCGCTGAAACTGCTGCCCTGGCGGACTGAGACGGCGAGGAGTTCGTCGATGAATTCGGCCATGGTGGGGGTGGGCTCCGGGTCAGGCGTAGCGCCGCGAGCGGCCGACGGCGAGGGCGACCTGGCGGCCGATGCCGCC